GAGAGCTAGAGATTGATCCGCTCCCCTCTCAGATAGCCGTAATAAATGGTATTAATAACCCGAAGTACAGGTTTGGGTGTGCGGCTCTATCTCGTCGACAAGGAAAGACCTATATTGCAAACATCGTGGGCCAGGTAGTAGCTCTAGTACCTGGTTCGCATGTTCTAATTATGGCTCCCAACTATAATCTATCTCAAATTTCATTTGATTTACAGCGTAACTTAATTAAACGATTTGGAATCGAAGTAATAAAAGATAACGCTAAGGATAAGGTAATTGAGCTTGTAAATGGCTCGACCATTCGGATTGGCTCTGTAAACCAGGTAGACAGTTGCGTTGGGCGTAGCTATGACCTAATTATTTTTGACGAAAGCGCCCTGACTGATGGAAAGGAAGCATTTAACGTTTCTTTAAGACCTACTCTTGACAAGCCAACGGCCAAGGCTCTGTTTATCTCTACTCCTAGAGGTAAGAACAACTGGTTTTCCGAGTTCTTTGATAGAGGCTTCAGCTCGGAGTTCCCTCAATGGTTCTCCGTAAAGGCAACCTGGAAAGATAACCCTAGAATGACGGCGGAGGATATCGAGGAAGCTAGAAAGTCTATGTCTGCTGCAGAGTTTAAACAGGAGTATGAGGCGGACTTTTCTACTTTCGAAGGAAAGATTTGGGACCTAAAGGAACACTGTATTCAAGATACTTCGGAGCTAAATCTTAAAAAGTGCGATATTATAGCGGGCCTAGACTTAGGTTTTAAAGATCCTACCGCATTCGTAGTGGGGGCTTATAGCTGGGAAACCGAAAAGTTCTATATTCTAGAGGATTATCTAGACGCCGAGAAGACCACTGAAGGACACGCTAAGGAGATCTCTAAGTTAATTGACAAATGGGGGATTGACTACATATATATTGATTCCGCTAACCAACAGCAGAGGTATGACTTCGCGCAGCTATATGATATTCCAACTATGAATGCCAAAAAGTCTGTATTAGATGGTATTGGATACGTGGCTTCTTTAGTGGATAATGATAATATAATTATTGACCCAAAGTGTATTAATACTTTGAAGTCTATAGACCAGTACCAGTGGGATTCTAAAGCAAATCTACTAAAAGAAAAACCTTTACACAACGAAGCGTCACACATAGCAGATGCTTTACGTTACATGCTATACTCATATAAAATAAGTGCTGGAGGATTCTAAAAAGTAGTAAAAAACGCTTCTATAAAGGTTATTTAGTACCCCCCATAATTTGCACCTTGACTTTTACCCCCCAAACCATTATAATCACAAGAAAGTAAGGAGACATGAATGGCTAAACATTCGGCACAATTGACTAGAATCCCTGTTAAGTGGATTCGGGACTATGCTAAGGCTGCATATAAAAAGGGGCCTGAGTGCGAAATCTGTGGTACTACCGAAAACTTAGAGTTTCACCACTACTACAGCGTTACGCAACTTTTTGAAAAGTGGTGTCGCGCTAATAAAATCGTAATTAAAACAGACGAAGATGTTCTAGCGATTAGGGAGCAATTTGTAAATGAACACCATGATGAAATCTATGTTCATACGGTGACATTATGTAAGGCACACCACACAGATGGGCTTCATAAAGTCTACGGCAAGAGTCCTTCCCTAGCAACTGCTAAAAAGCAAATGAACTGGGTTCGGATTCAAAAGGAGAAACATGAAGCTAGGAAGTTGGCTAGTTGAAAAACTTAATCCGGCTCAACGCTACATCGCTATGGAGTACCCAGAAGCGTCTAGCAGAGAACCAGAAAAGTCTTATATATACTATTATGAAAACTTAGAGATCGTAAATAGATCTGTAAACATGATTGTTGACGATGCTGCTGAAATAAATTTCGCTATCGGAACAGAAAAAGTTGGGTTTCCTATGAGACCCGGTATTAAAAGGAAAACTGTAGAGACCCTACTAAACTATCAGCCTAACCCATATCAAGATATTCACTCATTTAGACGGAATATTTATATGGATTTAATGCTAGACGGTAACCTGTTTATATACTTCGATGGTGCCCACTTGTACCATTTACCCTCTACTAAAATGATCGTCCATGCTGATGAAAGCACTTTTGTAGAGAGATATGAGTTTGACGGACGAATAGATTATGAGCCTAATGAGATTATTCATGTAAAGGATAATAATTCACAGTCTATTTATCGAGGTATTTCTAGATTAAGGCCCGCTGTACGAACTATGAAGTTAATGAAGTCTATGAGAGACTTCCAAGATAACTTCTTCAATAACGGTGCCGTACCAGGACTAGTAATTAAGTCTCCTGACACGCTATCCCAACGAATCAAAGATCGTATGAAAGAGGACTGGAAGCAACAGTACAGGCCTCAATCTGGAGGCAGAAACCCTATGATCTTAGACGGAGGTATGGAGATAGATTCTATCTCTAACGTAAATTTTAGGGAGCTTGATTTTGAGGCCTCTATTCAAGCTAACGAAAAGACTGTTCTAAAAGCTCTAGGAGTTCCTCCTGTACTAGTAGATAGCGGTAATAACGCTAATATCAGGCCCAATCATAGGCTCTATTATTTAGAGACTATTATACCCGTTATTAAGAAACTAAATTCAGCTTATCAAGCGTTTTTTGGCTTCGAGATTTATGAAGATGTAGCAGGTATTCCCGCCCTACAACCAGAACTTAGAGACGAAGCCTCCTACTACTCAACACTAGTAAACGGGGGAGTTATAACCCCAGACGAGGCTAGAAATGGAATGGGGATGGATCCACTAGCTGATAACGCAGGGGCTACTATTAGAGTGCCTGCTAACGTTGCAGGTAGTGCAGCTAACCCAAGTGTAGGCGGAAGGCCCGCAGAGGAAAGAGAAGAATGACAGGTAAGACAAAACTAATTGAGGACTTGAAAGAGTACTTCGCCTCTAAGGGTAAATTCCTAACTTACTCAGAGTATATTAGCGAAGGAGATGCTCCTTTTAGGGCACAGATTGTAAAGAGACATGTGGGAACATGGGCTAGACTTGAACGTTTAGTAGGAGAGGTTAAGCCTCTACCCGTAAAAGTCAAGGAACCAGCAAAGGAATCCCTCAAACCCTCTACTAAAGAGAAAAAATAATGGCTAAAGTAGGTGGAGAAGAAGTTGACCCCACCCCCACTGATGGCATGGCTTCAGAGGCTCAAAGAGCATTAGACTGGAAGAAAGAAGGCCATGCAGGTCAGGCCCGGGCAAGAGCTAAGTCAGAGACTTTAGATCGTCTTGAAGGTAAGTCTATTGATTATACGACAGATTACCTAGAAGAGGCAGGTCTAAAAAGCTACGGAGAGACTCAAATGATTTTTAAACTTGACTCTCTGATTAAATCTATTGAGGAAGGAGAAACCGAGCTTAAGATCTCAGGGTACGCCAGCACAGACTCAATCGACAGAACATCAGATAGAATTCTACCTACTGCTTGGACTAAGGGTGGACTAAGAAATTATGAACTTAACCCTATCTTACTGTTTAATCATGACTACAATCGGCCAATTGGTAAGGTAGTAGAGATTACCACAGATAAGAGAGGTCTAAAGATAAAAGGTATCATCAGCAAAAGCGCAGGTGATGTGTACAACCTAGTAAAGGAAGGCGTACTTTCAACATTCTCTGTAGGCTTTTTAGTAAAAGATGCAGATTATGACAAGTCGCTAGACGGCTTGATTGTAAAGGATGCGGAGCTACTAGAAGTATCTGTAGTTTCTGTGCCTGCAAACCAGGATGCCACCTTCTCATTGGCAAAGTCGTTCGATAATCAAGAAGATTATTTGAACTTTAAAAAACAATTTATTAACGGTGACGCCAGTGAGGCATCAACCGAGGGCACACATACAGTGTCAAGGAAATTAAAAATGGACGAGACCACACAGGATCTAATTAACAAGGCCGTCGCCGATGCTCTAGCCGCTAACCAGAAGGCTGCGGAAGAAAAAGCAGCTAAGGAAGCAGCCGAAAAGGCCGCAAGCGAAGCACTAGAAAAGAAGGTCGCAGAAGCCACAGCTAAGGTAATTGCTACTTCGGAAGAGCGTATCGCAACCGAACTCGAAAAGCGTTTCTCAGAGAAGGAAGTCGATCTTAATAAGGCACTAGAAGGACTTCGTGGCGAACTCGCAGAGAAGAGTGCAGAACTATCCGCCATTACAAACTCAAAGCGTGTATTTTCAGATCGCGGAGACAACAAGGCTGAGTGGAAGAAGACATTCGCACCAGACATTGAGAACGCATATCTTCTAGCTCGCGTTACCGGTAAAGGTTACGACACTAACTTTGCCAAGAACCTAATGGAGAAAGTTAACGCTCACTCTTCAGTTCAGGTTTCTTCAGCCGACTTCGAACAGGAAGTTTCAACCAATATCGAACGCGACATTCAGAACGAGCTAATCCTCGCTCCAATGTTCCGTGAAATCACTATGAACACCGCTAGCATGATTATGCCAATTATGCCAGATAGTGGCTACGCTGAAATCACCTCAGCTGCCGGTTCAACAGACGCAACAGCTCCAAACGGTACTCTAGATACACGTGGAGGAGTAAACCGTGCCGGTATCGCTCTAACTGAAGTAGAGCTACGTACTGTTAAAATGGTTGCTAAGAGCTATCTTGGTAATGAGACCGAAGAAGATGCAATTATGCCAATTCTTCCACTTCTACGCGAAGCTATGATTCGTCAGCACGCTCGTGGTGTAGAAAATATGCTTCTTCTTGGCGCCCACGCAGACGGTGCCTACCCAACCATCCCAGCAACTGCTGCCTCAGGCCTACTACGTTACGCCTCAACTAACAGCCGTGACATTGCAACTGGAGCAGTAGCTACTCTGCCAGCTCTAACTGCCGCAGGCCTATTAAGCCTACGTAAGAACATGGGCAAGTATGGTCTACGTGCAAACGACGTTGCTTACATCGTATCACAGCGCGCCTACTTCGAACTTCTAGAAGATCCTGAGTTCCAGGACTTCAACCTAGTAAATCAAATGGCCAGTAAAATGACCGGCGAAGTCGGTCAGGTATTCGGCTCACCAGTAATGATGTGTGACGAATTCCCAGACCCAGCTGCGGGTAAGTATTACGCACTAGCTGTTAATACTCGCAACTTCGTTGTTCCACGCCTTCGTGGTGTGACTGTTGAGAGTGACTACAGCGTAGAAGACCAGCACAGAGTGCTAGTAACCTCACAGCGTCTTGGTTTCAAGGAAATCATTCCAAACGCCAAGTCAGTATTTGGTCTCAAGTACCCTGCAGCCGTATAATAATTAAATTAGCTGGGAAGGGGGTTGCTGCTACCAGCAGCCCCTTTTTCAATTGGAGTACATAATGGCCGCTTTGATCACACTACAAGACTATAAGCTTTATAAGAAGCTAACCAAGACTGATAACGACGCAGAGCTCTCTATTATTATCGACTCCGTTAGCACTTTGGTTAAAACTTATTGTGGGCACTCATTTATTGACTACTATACTACACCAAAGGTAGAAATATTTAATATTAAGCAGTCTCAGCACGCTATACTTTTGAACGAGTGGCCAGTAAAAGCTGTAAGCCAAGTCGAGTACAGAAAAGACTATAATGAGGCTTATAAAATATTAGATCCGCTAGAGTACTTTGTAGACCCGAGCATAGACACTATATTTAGGCACAAAGGCTACTGGGAATATGGCTTAGGTTCTGTAAGAGTCACTTATACAGCAGGTTACGCATCTACTCCTGAGGATATACAAATCGCAGCACTTGATTTAGTTCACCATTACTTTAAAGAAGAGTACAAGGAGCGTAAAACTTTAGGGGCTGCAACTATCGACACTGGGTATAGTAAGTTTGGCTCCACTAAGTGGCCTCCTCACGTTATACGAGTATTGGATATGTATAGAAATGGCTAAAAAGGATCTTGATGTTATACTATCTAAAGTCAAAGCCCAGATTGACGCAAGTAATAATCTTAGGGCAGAATTAAATAGGTACACTCACGAATACTCTGTAAGTACGCCTCAGCTATATAGACAACTATTAGTACAATTAAACGAGCTAATAAGTACTATAGACACCCCGAATGATTCAGAAATACGTAGGAGAAAAGAAGTTCTGAGAACACTAACTAAAGCCTATGTAGCTGCTATGTATATATACTTTACATCCGCGCAAAAGTCTAGTCTCAAGGGGGGAGTAACTTTCAGATTTATTAGGGGAAGTAGCGAGCAAGGTTTTACAGTGTTCATTTCCACTCCAAGAGATAGTAAAGTTAATGTCTTCGGTTTAGTTAATAAAGCCAGAAAAGAAAACCTGCCTCATCTTAGAGAAGAGATAATAAAACAGATATTCAATAATAGTACTAATGAGACTGTCGAGAGAACTGTAAGAGGAGTGTATAACCCAGAGTTAGATAGAAGATCTGGCGGGCTGCTACAACTTGGGCATGATAAATCTGGATCAGTAAGTGTTAGACGTAAGGCTCAGCTACTAAAAGAGTTTCAATACAAATCAAATATAGATAACTTACTAACAGGAGTTTCTACAAGTAGGGAATTAAAAGCTGAGATACAGGTAGCTATAAGTACTTTTGCAACGGGTGCCTATAATAATTTAAAAGATTTCTCAGTGACCGTAAAGCTAAACGAAGAGTCCGCGGCGAGTAATCAAAGGGATTCAGCTAAAGAGAAGGCTTTTTTAAGGAATTTAACAAACGAAGTAAGAACAGTCCTGAAAAAGGAGGTCGACTTCTTTAACCAACGAGGCTCTCCCTCAGCACTAGAAATAGTTAAAGCTCGCTTGATAAATACTGCAATAAAAGCAGGGGCTAAGGGCAAGGCAAGGTCTCTTAAAAATAGCAAAAGCAAATCTTCTACTAAGGTCTACCAAAAAACTGCGAAGTCAAAGGGTAAGGAGAGGATAGATGCTACTATTCCAAAAGCTCCTACACGAGAAGTAGATCCTTCTAATAGGAACTGGCTTCAACTTCTTCCTCTTATTAACGCCCAGCTAACGGATAAGGTCATGCAGAATATGAAAACTCCTAGGCTTAATAATAGGACGGGTAGGTTCGCTCAATCTGCTAAAGTAGTTAATGTAGAACAAACTGCAAAAGGGTTCCCTAGCTTCGTGTTCGACTACGAACGAGACCCTTACGATGTGTTTGACCGCACATTAGGCCGCGCTCCCTGGAATACTCCACAAAGAGACCCTAGAACACTAGTTGATACGTCAGTAAGAGAAATTGTTCGTGAAATGGCTATAGGCCGATTCTTCACAAGGAGAGCCTAATGACAGATAAACCACTCAATAGAACTAGAAGAAGTTCTATAGTAGAAGCTCTTGTAAATAAGCTGAAAGATATTAGCCTTGCTAATGGTAACGCAACAGACTTAGGCGGGCATGCATATCCTCGTATGAGGTTCTGGGATGAGATTTCAGAGTTTCCGTGCGTATGTGTAGTAGCAGGCCCAGAGACTATCGTTCACCAAGGTGGAGGACATAAAGATAGGTACCTCGACCTAACTCTTAGAGCCTACGTAAACGAGGAAGAGTCAATAGAAGCTCTCGAAAAGCTCCTTGAGGATATCGAGCTCATTATAGATAATAATGGCAGGTTGGCATACCTCGATTCCCAAGGAGTCCCTGGGCACACTAGAGATATAATTATAACTTTTATAGATACAGATCAGGGAGCCCTCGCGCCGCTAGGCGTAGGAGAAATGACCCTACAAGTGAAGTACTAAACTTCAGGAGAAAC